GTGATGACAGTTGCTTGAGGTAGGTTAAGCCGCCTTTGATGTTTTGGCTGATGTCATAAGGGTTAACGCCAAGTTCTTTTGCCGTGCTCGGCATGAGTTGCATCAGACCGATCGCACCCTTTGGTGAGACAGCCTTAGGATCAAACTTGCTCTCAGCCGCCACCATAGGAATCACGAAGTCAGGGTTGATGCCCATGCGACGCGCTTCATCGCCAATTTGCAGGGCGTAACGGACCTGATTCTCGTCGAGTTTGTTTGCTTCCATTAGCGCACCCCAAGCTCACTAGCTCGTTTGTTAATCGCATCCATGGTCAAGCCACCGCTAGAGCGTGGCGCCTGCTGCGTGCCCTTGGGCAGCAAAGGCTTCATCGCATCTTCAACAGCCGCAATACGCTTGGCTTCTTCACGCTTGTAATCTTGGCCGCTCTTTAGCTGTGCCAGTGTCATCTTGGGATTTTGCTCAAGCGTATCGGCGCGCCACTTCTCAAAGTTGCTAATAGCTTCAATCGCTTTGGCCTTGGCCATGATCACATTCGGCGTATCAAAGCGTGGATTGATTGCAGCCCTGCGCAAGATCTCGCGCTCACCCTCAGTAATCTGGCCCTGGCCCTTGATCAGTTGCGAGTAGTACAACTCCATCTCAGCAATGCGTGATGCTGCCATGGCCGCACGGTCAATCACCTGCTGCTTGCGCTCTTTGAACTGTTCCATGGTCTCGTTAGGAGACTTGGGCAGGTTAAGCGTTAAGTTGGCAATCACATTGTCAAGCTGCGACTTATCAATGCCTTGTGAACCTGATTCTTGAGCGCGCCTTGCAAGGGTAACGATGGCAGAAAAAATGTCATTCGGTTTATTGAAGGCACCAAAGTATTGGTTCATGCCCTCAGTGCCAATCAGCGTTTGAATGTCCTTAGCAGTTTGGACCTTAGCCACGGCCATTGAACCCGCATCAATCGCAGCGCCTGTGCGCTTAGCGCCAGCCGTAGCAAGCTCTACTTCTTCAGCGCGTCTTACTTGTTCCTCGCGCTCTTGCTCACGCTTTGCTGCTTCTTTTTCTTCAGCCGTCACAGGAATACGCATAGCTGATGATGATGGCCTGATACCCAATCCAGGGGTGCCTGTAGGTGGTGCTGAAGTTCCTGCTGCAGGCGGTGCTGCTGCAGACTCTGCGCCAGGCCTAGTCATAGGCTTCGTGTACTTATCAGCAATCTTGAAGACTGTGGCTGCATCGCCCTTACCCATGGCCATATCAAGCGCAATCTTGTCTTCTTTGCTGACGCTAAGCGTGCCAACACCTGGAATCGTAACCATTTCATTAGCCTGGCCAGGAAATGGCGTAAAGCTAGGACCGCCAGGCGTGCGCAGATTGACTGTGCCAGTAGGTTGCACTGCAAAGCCCTCTCTCTGTTCTTTCAAAAACTTAAAGGCAAGCTCGCCAAGGTCTTTGTCATACATGCTAATTTGTGTTGCTTTTTCAGGCGTCATGCCGACAAATTGCGCTGGGTATTGCTGGCCACCGACCGTAACGGTCTCGCCTGGCTTACCTGGCTGCATGGCACCTGTAAACGATTTGAGCGCCTCGCCCTTTTGTGCTGCGCCATATTGGTTGGCAGCAAGCTCTGCGCGGATCTGAGCCATCTCAATGTTGCGCTTGCGCTCGGCCTCTGCCGCAGGACCAACGGCTCCAGCAACATTTGAAATGCTTTCACCGAATGATCCTGTTTTGGTCGGCGCTAAGAACCCTTGAGCCATAGCCAGGAGCACGGGATCAAAAAGTTGATTGCGTGACTCGAGCGCCTCGAGCATCTTTTTCTGGGCGTCAATGTAAGTCTGACGCGCCTCAGTCATGCCAGAGGATTCGCCGGGCATTTCAACGAGTGCTAGAGGTGATTGTTTTGCCATGATTAACCACCAAAGTCCGCAAGGTCACTCAACATATTGTCGCCTGCTGAAGGCACATAAGTCCCGCTATCACCCGTGCCGCTAAACGCCTTGGTAAGTAAGGCGCCAAGACCGCCGATGTTGCCGGCCTTATCTACTGGGAAGGCTGCACCAACCAAACTTCCCAGGCCGGCAATTTGCGATAAGGCTGACGGTCCATAAGCACTTGCAGGACCTTTATACGTTTCAGTGGTTGTCGTTGGGAACTGGTAATTACGCAGCAACTGAGCCACGTTAGCAGCCCTGGTAAGCGGTGCTTCAAGCTTTGATTGGTCGTAAGCAGTTTGTTGTGCGCCAAGCTCTGCCAACCCTTTAGCCTCGCCAAGACCTGATTGAAATTCTGTCTGGCCAAGGTTAGTCAGAGCATTAGCCGCGGCTGTCTGTTGGCCTTGCTCGCGTAGCGCAGCATCCAATGCTGTTTTGTACATATTCTGCTGGGCTGCAATCTTTTGGCCTTCAAGCTGTGATGCAAAGTCTGCTAAGGCCTGTCCTGATACCGTGCCAATCCGGCTGCCACCCATGGTGCCAGCACCGCCAGAAACGCCCAGTGCTTTCAATGCTGGCATGACATTGCGCATCAAGGCTTGCTGACCCTGCTTTTCAATCTGATCGATTACATCGGTCTTGAACGGGTCATAAAACCTTGAGATGTCTGTCGCGCTAACATCCATTCCACGTTTGCCAGCCACTAGCGCCTGATCAAGTGCGGTCGAATACTGGCCTAAAAGGTCTGGCGCATTTGTATAAGCAGAAGCCTGCAGCGTTGACATTGGCGCAATCAATTGATCCTTGCCAAAGGGTGCAAATGATGCTGGTGTTGTGATATTGCCTTCAGCATCTCTAACCGCTGGCGTGGTCGTGCCTAATGCACTGGTGCCTGCTTGTGCCAGGTTGCTCAGGTACTCGGTAAGATACCCAGGTGCCTGCTGCGCAGTGGTACGCGTAGTTTCAACATTCGGTGGCGCTGTGCCTTCAAACAATCCAGCCATGATTATTTACCCTTCTTAAGGTAGTCCAACGGCGACTTATGCGCTGGGGGTGGCAGATCCTTTTCCTTGGTCGATCGTGCTCGAGCGCGGATCTCATGCATCATCTTGTAGAGTTTATCGGTTCCTGCCTTCGTTGAGCCATTTCCGAGCGCTGAAACCACATCGGCAGGGAAAACAAACTCGCCATCAGCAAGCCATGCCGGGATGTCATCGGATTGACCATCGCCGTCACCGGCAACATGCTTGCCATCACGGAAGTCTTCTCGAGTTCCCAGGCCTCCGGCACGATACATGAACTGAGGATTCATGGCACCACCAGCAGCACGCAAGGGTTCAACAAAGCCGCCTTGAGCGTAGAGCGGCTCTTCTTCAGGCTCCTCTTCCTTTTTGCCCATGCCCAGGATGTCATCAATCGATGTTTCCTGTCCGTAGGTGTAAGCAGGCATCTGTTGCTGGGGTGGCTCCATACCAAGACGCTGTGCAATGACGGCAGCAAGGGCCGGATCAATGGCATTCATATCTTCAATCCTTTGCTTCATGGCGGCCAAGGGGTCAATCTGCTCTCCGGCAGCGCCGGATTTAAGCATTTCACCTTTAAGGCGTCCAAGTTCACTACCCATAATCATCCCTGGAATAACCGCTGAAGCCGTTAATGATTTAGATGACGTTGAAGTTGGCTTCGTTTCTTTTGGGGTCTCAGGTTTGACTTCTGGCTTAACAGGCTCAAGAGGTGCAACAACATCAATCTTGGGAGGGTCGCCAACATCAAGGTCATCAAAAACAGTTTCCTGTCCTTCAGGGTCTGTATAAATTACCTTGGCCTCACCTTCAGGACTCCAAGTTACAGTTACTTTGGTGTTTGTATTGGTATCTGTAACAACCTGGGTCGTGATGTTTGTGTTGGTGTCAACCGTAATGTCTGTTGAGCGAGTGCCATCAACCGTCGTTTGAGTGGTCAAACCTGTGTTTACATCGCTTGTGACCGTAGTGGTCGTGCTGCCAGCAGTTGTTACTTGAGTTGTTACGTTGTTGTTTGTCGTAGTCGTTGTTGTGGTGTTTGTATTAGTGTTGACTGACGTTTGAGTCGTTACACCCGTATTCGTATCGGTTGCAGTGGTTGTTGTGACGTTGTTGTTTGTTGTGCTATTTGCTGTGACGTTTGAGTTCGCATTAGTAGCTGCGGCAATGGCCGTGTTCGTATCCGTGCCAGCAGCGATCGCAGCCGTAATCGAAGAAGCCGCAGCAACCGAGGCGTTAGCCCCTGCATCAGTGGCTGCAGTCACAGCGGAGCTAACAGCAGTGCTTGCATCAACGCCGCTTGCGATTGCTGTTGATACAGCCGTGCTCGTTGAGCCTGTAACAACTGCCGTCGAATTGGCACCGCTTTGCGTAGCTGTCGAGACGGCCGCAGTTACCGATGACGCGATAACGGTCGAGGCGTTAGCCCCAGCAGCAAGCCCTGATGTCACCGCAGAATTAACCGCACCTGTAACCACCGTTGAAGCACTCGCGCCATTATTTAAGGCTGTTGATACGGCTGAACTGACCGAGCTTGTAACCACCGTTGAAGTATCGGCCCCGGTTGCAATGCCTGTTTTAACGGAAGACCCAACGGTTGAACCAATGGCTGTCGTGACATTAACGCCGTTATTAAGTGATGCGGTAACCGACCCGGCAACAATTGTGCTTACGGTTGCTGAAGTGCCTGCGCCACTGCTTAAAGCGGTTGAAAGACCGGCATCAACTGACGAAGCGATAGCAGTTGACATATCAACGCCCGATTGAGCGGCTGTGCTGATGACTGTTGAAACTGCTGCGCCAGGGTCAAGGCCATTATTGATTGCAGTCGTAACAGAACCCGATGAGGCTTGGGTTATGTCGCCAGTTTGCGCGAGCGTGTCATTGAATGAGGCTTGAACGCCTGAGCCAATCGATGTTGATGCGGCTTGATCAAGCGTATCAAGCTTCGTGCCTTGCATGGACCCTGCCGTAACGCCACCATACAAAGCACCGCCAGTCATGTTGGTGAGCGCGTTTACAGCATCAATAGGCCTACCCAACGCCAGATCGATCGACCCGGCAATACTGCCTTCCTCGAGTACTTCCTGTGCTGACTCTTTCAGCGTGGTCTTGCCAACTTGAGAGACGCCACTTGCTGCCTCATCAGCCTGGCTGCCAAAGACTTTGCCGGCCACCTTGCCTAAGCCAGCAGCACCGCCTGCCAGGGCTACGGTGACGCCAGCAGCCGTGCCGGCAGCTTTCTGGGCGGCTAGGTGCGCATCTTCCTTGGAAGCGCCTTTGGCAATCTGTGACTCATATTCCGTGTTGTAAGCAGCACCGCCATTTTCTAAGGCTGAGGCAACGGTCTCTTTGACAAGGAAGCTGCCAGGGAACTTAAGTGTGGCAAGTTGCAATACTTCTTCAACAACTTCACTGCCAACAGTAGCGCCAAATGCTTTTGGATTATTAAAAGCCGTTGATACTAAGTTGCCAACATTGGTTGCAAACTCTTTGATCCCAGATGACTCGCCAACTTTTTGGATAGCCGCATTGATGTCCTTCTTACCTTGCGTGATGTCAGCGCCTTCTGCTGCAGTAGCGGCAGCAGCAATTTGATTGGCCTTATCAAGCACTGTCCTACCTGCATCTGTAAAGCCTAATGAGCTTAATACGCCAGCAATGGAGTTGGCTCCAAAGCTCGCTACGCCTTGCGCAGCAACACTGCCAAGCACTGAATCAACCCTGGGCTTTTCCATTGTGACCGGGCCTGTGGTCGATGGCATCTCTTTGCCAGTGCTATTAACCGATGCAGGTGTGATTAACGTGCCCGATTTTCCTTCGGCAATAACGGCGTTTACTGCCTGAACGTACTTGGCATAGTCCGCATCGCTTGTACCGCCACCAGCCTGGATAAAGGCTGCGCGGTTATGCATACCGTTGGGTGCAACATACGGGACTTCAGCCGTTGGCTTGCTTGTTGTGCCTGATAGGTCAGGTCTTTCTGCTGCCGTGGCAGTGCTATAAGTTTTGCCTTGCCAGGTAAACGTGGCATCAGCACCGAGTTTATCCCGCGCTAAAGCGTAGGCTTCATTGAAATTGCTCTTGCCTGCAATCTCACCCCTGATGTCGGGTAGTAGTGATGCGCGCTCTTGTGCTTGCTCGCCAGCAGTTAACTTGCTGCCTTCAAGGAAGCCCAAGCCTTTTGTTACTTGATTATTTATCTGCGCATCAGTGTAACCAGCCAGCATCATGGCGCTACGTAACTGATCAGCCGTTCCAGTGCCTTGAATCAGGTCATTGTAAGCAGCTTGCACATTTAAGCGATTTTCTAGCTTGCTTGCATTTTCAGCGTCAACACCGTTCAATATTTCATTAGCACGATCTGATGAGTAGCCAGCCGTTACAAGTTCTTGCATAGCTGTATTACGATCAAGCTGAGGCGTACCAAACTCTGGATCAACCTGAGAGTATCTGAACCTCACATCAGCGCCAACACGATTCATATTGATCTGCTGATCTGCCTGTTGTGCGTAACCTTCAGCTTGATCAGAGGTCAAACCTAGCTTTTGTAACTGACTGACTAGGCCCTCACGACTTAAGTCATTGCCTGGCCCCAGATAGTCTGACAGGGCTTGATTAGCGGCATTTTGACGCTGCAGCAGTGCAATCTGCTCATCTTCAGCGGCGATCGGACTAAGCGCACTTAACCCAAGTGGTGAAGCGTTGGCCTCAAGAAATGCGGCCCGGTCTTGAGGTGATTGTGCTGTTACTCCTGTGCCAGCAAGGCCTGATTGAATACCGGCCTGAGCTAATGATGTCAATGCGGCTAATTCGTTGCCCTGTATAGCCTGCAAACCTGCCGTAACGATTTTTGCCGCAGTGGCTTTATCCATGCCGGTTTCGGCTGATAAAGCGTCCGTTGCGAAGCTAGTGCCAACACTTGTTGCTAATGCTGCCGGATCAAGTTTGCCCGTTGTTATAAGTTGCGTAATGGCGTTTTTTCCGATGCTTGCAACTTCAGTGGGTAACATTGAGCTAACCTGGCTGCCGAGATAGCCACCCGCCGCACTTAAAGCCGCACCTTTTAATGCTTGTAAAGGATCGGCCCCCATGGCTAGTTGAGTGCCAAAACTCAATACGCCTGACCCTAAAGCTCCCGCAGCAGCACCCGTTGCGCCCAATGCGCTTCCAATTGCGGCGCCAAGCCCTGGTATAAATGAGAGTCCAATAGGCAGTGCAATCTTTGCAAAATCCATGATCGCTTGATCTGGATGGGCGCCTTGATAAAAACTTGGATCGCCAACAGGTACTAACTGATCGCCTTTGGATTGATACAACTGCGCCATGCGTTGGCGATTTGGTCCGCCTGTTGCACCACCGATGTAAAAGTAAACGCTATTAGATGCGATGTCTTGAGGCGTTATATCCGCATCAGTTACTTCTTGCAGTTGACCATTGATTACTTTGTAAGGCCTGACAAATGTTGACGCATGACCCAATGCAGCAGCGATGTTTGGACTTGCTGAAAGCAGTGAAGTGGCTGTATCGCCACCAAAGTCAGTAACACCTGATAGCGGATTGTCTAATGTATTTCCAGGCCTGAATAGCTTTGCGTTCTCAGCGGCAATGCGCTCTTGTTCAGCACGGTATTCAACAGCCTCTGGTGTATTGGCAACTTGCAAGTATTCATCACGGGATAGCATACGACCCGTTTTGGGGTCCATGTAAACCAGAGAACCCTGGCCTTGAAATCTTGGATCGTTTGCCAATCCAAGATCGCCAACGTTTTCTATTTCCCAGTTGGATTTCAAGACCGGGTCGTAAAATCTACTGGCCGTATCAAGAGCACCTGTAACTGTGTCATTACCTGTTGCACCTACAACCGAGGTTGCACCAGTGCTAGGTTCAAGGGTGTGTTTGCCGGTAACGGGATCAAACACATACTGACCAGCATTAGGGTCTGCTATGTAGCGTGATGAAGCGGGGTCATCTGGGTTATAACGATCTTCTGTAAACGTAGTGCCAGTTATGGCGTTGCCACTCGTATCAAAACTGCTTATTGGCAGTGCGCCTGTGCCAGATGTTTCTGCGGTTGCAGTTGGCAATGCACCGGTGGCAGACGTTACTGTTACAGGCGTAACGGTTGAAGTAACCACGGGTTCGGGTGTAGCCGGTTGCGTTGGATACATACCCCGAACATCGTCAGCCGTGTATCCTGCGTTAATGAAATTGGCAACCAAAAACTTAGGAATGCCTAATTCCGCTGCTAGTGATGCGATTTGGGCGCTGTTGTCAGGTGGCGTATAGACTGGTTCGGGCGTATAGACAGGCTCAGGGGTATAAATAGGCTCAGGGGTATAAATAGGCTCAGGAATAACTGAGGGAAGTGCGCCCGGCCTTACGCCAGTTACTAACTCAGTCTCAATTGGAAAGTTAGTGCTTGCCAAACTTAAGGGCGACGAGTAATAGTCTGTTAATGACTTGCCTGTAGCGCGTCGAATATCATCGTCGGACAGGCCATACTCTGCCATGGCAGAACGGGCTGCATCTTCGCTTGGTGACGTCGCAAAGAAGTTGCGAATGTTCTGGTTCATGGCATCAAGACCGATGCCACCTGCGCTCGTAGCGTATTGATAAGCAGTTGATGTGCTCATGGACTCGGCCTTGAATTCACAGCGTTAACCAGTGCAGTAGCCCAGTCTTGCCAGTCATCAAATAAGTAAGGCTCAGGGGTACCTTCATTAGCAAAGATGTCAATGGCTTTTAAGCCAGCACCCCAAGACTTAAAGTCAACATCAGGGTTAGGAATTTGCAGTTGCTGACCCGCATACGCCTCGCACATGAGTGCAGCCCAACTCTCAAAGGTGTGATACCGCGGATCATAAACCAGCGCGATCGTCATACGGTATACCCCCGCACATCACCGAAGTCTGCATCCACAATGACCTTACCCGTTTGATAGTCGCCATCAACTTGATTGGATACAAATTTTAGGCGCAACAGACGGCGCTGCTCTTTCATATCAATCTTGCTTGTGCCTGGCGCAAAGGTATAAGGACCCGTAATCTGATCGGGCTGATCAGGATAAGGTCTGCCCACCACATAAAGATCAAGATTGCCCGTCTGAATAAAGTTTGGCTCAATTCGTTCAATGCGGGTCCAACGATTCTCGCCAACCAGCGAAAAAGTCGCAGGACCACCTGCGATAACGCCAAGGTCTGAAGTGGTAAATGAGCTTTCAATCGCAAGCACGCTAGTGCCCTTGATAAGATTTTTGCCAATCTCATGCTGCCACAATGAGACTTGCTGCATGAGCGTATCAATCGTGATTTCAAAGTCTACGCCAACACCGTCAAGCGTTGCTGTTAGCGTATCGCCAACGGTATAGCCTGAGCCACGATTATTGATCGTGATTGAAATGACCGAGCCATTGATGACAACCATGGTGGCGGTTGCTCCCGTGCCGGTACCGCCCGTTAGATCTTGGTATGAATAGGTGTCATCAGCGTAACCAGTGCCAGCGTCCGTAATGCTTACCTGATTGATGGCATTTGCCGTATTAACTTCATAACCCGCTTCAATTGGAAAGCGGAAAACCTGAGAAAAGTAACCGGCACTGCGTTGAGAGCCGTATGCTTCGCCCGTGTCATACCAGGTGCCCTCTCGAATGTTGAAGATCACACAATCAGTGCATTCAGTAGCACTGCCCCGAGGGTAGAGCCACCACACCTCACCATACCTGGGAACCTTACACGCCCAAACCTTTTGACGCTGCGCATAGTTAAGATTGTCAAAGAAATAATTCTGGTTCATCGAATTAGGAATTTCTTTAACCACCCCGTTATAGAGCAAGAATCGATCAACGCCAACCCAATAGTAAATGCCGTCATATTCAATCACTGCCGAAGATGACAAGAATGATGACTGGCTTGTGATGATGTCGTAACGCCAGTAAGTGGTGGCGGCAAAATTTGCCGTTCCTGCCACGCCTAAGCTCTGCGGAGCATAAGACACGCGTATAAGGCTGTCTAAGGACCAAAATAAGCCGCTAGGCGCGTTGGAACCGCCTCGGACAGGCAATCCTTGCAAGATCTTCCCCGTGGCCGCATTGACCCGATTAGCGTCTGCTGAGACCCAATCATCAATATCACCTGCCGAGCAATTCCAAATCAGGCCATCATTACCGTAAACAAACACATAGGGGTGCAAAGACACAACACCGCCAGAGATTGAAACTTCATTGTCAAAGGTCAGCGTAGTCGTGCTTGAGGCCGTGGCGTTAGCACTCAATGTAACTGTCGTTGCGACGACAGAAACCACGGTTGTTCCCGCCGGAATCCCATAACCCTTAACCACTTGGCCTGCAGCAATGCGAGGATCAAGTGCTGACAAGGTAACAGTGGCCGTACCACTTGTTGTTGTGCAGCCTGACACCGCAAACAGCCCTGCAGCCCATAATGTCGTACCAGTTAAAGGTCCACATAAAAGCCTGGTATTGACCTCTGAGTCGATGCTATCAAGATCTTGTGACGGGTGAGCCAACAATAAGTTAGTGTTATACCCAACCGTATCGGTAAAGGTATCAAACTGCCATGAGTTCATGTCTGAGGCAATAAATGGCGATTCAATTGTTGATACCTGTAGGACTAAGCCAGAGCCACCACCGCCGCCTAAACTTGCATCGGTTGCCGTTAGCAAGTCACCGGCCACAAACCGAACGCCACCGCCAGTGATCGTTGCCGCAGTGATGACGCCTGCCGTGACGGTGATAGTCGCTACTGCACCGATGCCGGTGCCTGAAGTGCTATAAACCAAAGGCACATTGGTATAAGTTGCACTTGTGTACCCTGACCCACCATCCACAATGCTTAAAGCAGTGACTGGGCCTCCAAAACTAAAGTCTGTGACGCCAGAACCTACACCAGTATTGCTGATGGGCACAAGCTGTAAGCCATCGCTATATCCACTATAAACATTATTGTATAGATTTCTTACCACTACAAAAACGCCCCGTGAGGGGCCTGCAAGATTATTAGCGATTTCTCGATAACCGCCGATCTTTCGTGGTCGTGCTACACCGCCGCCAAATTTCTGAAATCGAACCCAGCGTCCATCGGTATAAAACTCTTTATCAAAAAGAGTTCCGTCCCTCTGAATGCCAGGCTTGGTATCAAGTGCAAAGACCTTCTTGGTCATTAGAAAGCCCCGCCGGTTACGCCGCTTGTAAAGTTACCCGTTCCCGTTATTTCAAGGCCCGTTGCACTTAAATCAAAGCGCTGCGTACCTAGAATAGTGATGCCAAACCGACCTGCGCCAGGACGGTAAACACCTGTATTCGTTTCTGAGCCAAAATTAAGCGATGGGCTAGCAGCACTTCCGTTAACTAAACTGATGGATGTGCCACCTGCTTGTGTGGTGTTTGCATTGAGGAAGTTTGTGCCATCACAAAATAGTGTGGCCTGACCTCCAACCGGCACGGTTGCGTCAATTGCCCCAACCACGCCCGTTGAAAGGGTAAGTGTTTCGCCACCAGGTGCTGTACATTGATTACTGATGACATAGAGATTGACAACTGGCGGCAAAATCACAGTCACATTGCTTGAAAGCGTGCCGTTGTAAATTTGAATTACATTGGAGGCTTCATTTGCAGTAAGGGTATAAGTACCTGTTGTGACTGTTTTGGTCAGAATGCCAAATTCAAACAGGGTGCTAACGCCATAACCAATCGTTACAAACTCAGTGCCCGTAGATACAATAAATGCAGATTCACTAGGTTGGAACGCTTTGGTTAATTCGCCATCAATCGTCTGTGAACCTGGCGCATCAAGTGTGAGTGTGCCTGTGCCGTTGTTCTTGATGAGCATGAACCAGTTGTTGCCCACCGTTGCAGCCGATGGTAGCGTAACCGTCGTAACACCACCGCTCCAGACATAAGTTTTAGCGCGATCAGTATTAGAAAAAGACTGACTTGCTACGATCGATTCAACCGGGTGGCTTTGATTTAACGTCAAGCCATTTGCAAGCAACCCATAACCAGCAAGCGTTGCAGCGTCAGCACTCGAGGTGCCAGCGCCAAACTCAAAGTTAGACCAAGTGCCTGTTGTCGTGCTGTTATTGGTCAGGTAAATGTATTTAGCCTCACCAGAAGCAATTGATACGATCGTGCCTGCGCCACCATAGGTCTTAACCGTAAAAGTGTTGGCGCCTGTGTTCTTAATCAGCGCATCTTGTCCGACCGAGACTTGATTGGCCGCAGGCATCCATAACTCAAGGCCACCGCTTGAAGCTGACACATCCATGATGCGTGCTGCAGGCGTATCGGTACTTAAGTTCCCGTTGATGGGCCACACCAACTGCAGGTTTGCAGTCAGCGTAATGGATTCATACGAGACATCCGTAGGCTGGACAACATCGCCAGTAAAAGGGCTGGTATAGCTCATGATTAACTATCCGCGGCAATGGCCTGGCGATCAGCGATACGCAGCTTATCCTCGGCCATGAGGGTTTGCATGATGGCGTCATACTGCGCTTGCCACACGGGTGTGCGCTCATCGTTCTTTAAGAACGGCATGGCTTGTAAGAGCGAGCCATAAAGCAGTGCTTGAGGTGCGTAAACGGTAAACCAGTTGGTTTGATTACTGGAATCTAGTGGCGCAACACGCTCGTAATAAAGCACTTCAAAGTTGTAGGCGATTGTTGGCGTCGGAGCTACAAACCAGTGCGTGTAATCGTAATCACAGTAAAACTTGGGTATATCCGTTTGAGTCGGATCAGGCCAATACTCACGCAGGTATTCATACTTGCGTAGCAGGACAGGGTAACGCTTACCTGCCACCGTGATGTTCATGGAAACTGTCTTGTGCCACCGTGCAGGCTTATCAATCACGGGATTGGCCGCATTCATTGCGCTGTTTTGCACGGTCAGGTTGCCCAAGAACTTGATCTGGCTGGCAATGACTTGCTCGGCAAGTCCGATGAAGGTGGGAATACGGGCAACGGTCTCGGCGTCGGTACGCTCCAAATACTGCTGGATGTCCGTTACCAAGTTGTCATAGGTCATTGCATAGGCCATTACCACACCTTCTTCTTAATCGATTCGGGCTGGGGCACAAATTGCTTGCCTTGCCGCATGCCTTCACGCTTGGCTCGTGTCGTTGCCGCGTATTCAGAAGGTGTAAGCTTCTCTCGTGCCGCTTTTGGCAAGTAACGCTCGCCAGTCGCCTTAGGTCCTTGAGTGCTGGGTTTACCACTGCGCGTGCCCCAGTCCTCTTTAGTCCATTTTGAGAGCGAATTATCCGCTTTTTTAGGCCCTTTGTAACCCCCACCCGAGGCTTTGTATTTCTGAGTAGCTAGCTGTGCCTTACGGGCGCTCCACTGGCCTGGGTTGCCCCCTTTGCCGGAAGCTTTCACGGATGCAACGATGCGCTTCCACTTGGCCGGATCTGACTTAGTTGCTGAACTCATAGCAGGGCGCACTCCGCGTCGCGTCGAATGACCAAACCGCGCAAGACCTTTCCTCCTCCGCGGACCCAAAGCTTTAACTGCTCCTTGGCACCTTCCCAGTCCTGCTGGTTGATCTTGCGTCGCAAGGTTGACGTTTGAAGCCTGCCGACGCCAAGGTTGTAGCAAAAGTCTACGATGGCGTTTAATTTGCCCCAGTCCTTGTTTTGAATGGCCAGCGTCAACAAGATGGGGCAGAGCCTGATTGCGCCAGGAGCGTAGGTATGAACAAGCTCGTGCATCAGCAATTGCTCGGCATACTCCCTAGTAACCTCAGGATCGTCCTTGGTGACGCGATCACCACTCTGGTAGTAGGTTGAGCCATACCCGATGGTCCAAACGCCTGCTGGGCACAAATAAGGCTTTGCTGAGAACCCTTCAAAGCGCTTGCAAAGCTCTTTGGCTAGATCGAGCTTCACGCAAGCCCTCTAGCCTTCAGAGTGCGATCAAGAAACCAGTAGTTAAAGGTGCCTGCTACGAGCGCGGCAAAGTCGGGTGACATGATCATTTTAAAGACTTCCTGCACAGGTAACCCTTCACGCGAAGCGATGATCGCGAACCAGATATGCGAAGCTGACCAGATAGCCAAAATCCAGTAGGTGACCACGGGCCTGACTGAAGCTGAGAGCGAAGCAACCCAACCGCCAGCAGCCTTAGCCATTTCGGTTTGTGAATTGATCGCCGCTTCAAATGCAGCCATAACGCCCGTATCAATAGCCTTGTCGCGCTCGGCACCGATCTCAGCCAACTTCATTTCACCGCGAATTTGCTCTAACTCGCACTGGCGGTTGAACATGGATAGTTCATGCTGGCGCTCGTTTTTGCGATCAAGAAACTTCAGGACTTCAGGGGCAAGTCGGAACAAGCCACCGAAGATCGTGCCGAAAAGACCGCCACCAATGATGTCCAGCATTTAGATGCCCAATAGTTTTTTGACGAACATGGCAGCGACCCCAGGCCCAAGCAGGACGGCAGCAATCGTGATGTACAGCAACCACTCAATACGCTGCATACGCCTTGAGCCGTCATCAAAGCGCTTTTCGATATTTTCATACCTAGTCGCACAAATTGCTTCATGTACCGACAGGCGCTTATCGAGATCGTCAGACATTCTGCGCCTCGGGCTTGGACTCCTGTGGCTGAGGTACAGGGAGTTGCGGTACGGTCTGCTCACGGATCTTTTCAATCAAAGGGCTGACCTGCACAAAAGGCAGATTACCCAACGCGGTCAGGCAAGCGTTGACTTCATCAAGGGTGAGCGTGAGGTTGACTTGTACAGGATTCATGCTTGGCTCCAAGGTAGTGGTGTGTTAGCAGGGGAAACGGGTGGGTTAATCATGCTGTCGATTTGGCCTTGTACACACGCCTGTGCGCTGTCAATCTGATTCTGTGGAATCCAGCCGGTCACGATCTCGGGGGTAAGGTTTTGATAGGGAATGAATGCACCCTGCTGGTCTGCCGAATTGAACTGCGTGTTGCCGCCGATGGAGGCGGTGTATTGGCCGTCTACACCGGTCACCGTCCACAAACAGTTAATAACGTAATTTGGTTCTGGTTGCTGCAATGTGTACATGGCAGTAATGGTGGTGGTAAAAGTGGTCATGGTTTAGGCTCCTTTCAGGGTTGCAAGTTCGGCTTTAAGTTGCTCAACTTGAGCAGACAGTTCTTGAACGGCTTTAACTAGCGGCGAGATAAACATTTCACGGCTAATGGCTTGAATACCATCATCGCCTTGATCCCAGCCGTTAAAGGTTGAGCATCCCTCTGCATCCAATGCCGCTTTAACTTCTTGCGCTACAAACCCGTGGATTACTCTAGTGGTGTCACGCTTGTTTTCTTCAGCGTAATACGGATGATCGGGCGGTAAGTCGTTTTGCGCTTTCCAAGTAAAGAGAATGGGGTTCAAACGGTTAATGAACGAAAGACCTAAGCTATCAGGCCCAATGACGTTCTTCATCGTACCGTCAGAGGTTTGAGTCCATGTGGCGTTGACTGTATAGGCGTTGTAAATCTTGCCTGCGCCGTTGCCTATGGTGACGTTGGTATCGGCTTGTCCTGTTACGCCATTACCAATAACGATTTGATCTGTGGCGCTATTTACGCTTGGGTCTGCTCCCTTACCAATGATGACATTACCCGTACCCGTGGTAATTACATCGCCAGCTTGATAACCGAGCGATGTGTTGTCTGCACCTGTTGAGTTATAAAGTGCCTGATAACCCACAGCAGTGTTGTTAGAGGCGGTGGTGTTGGAGTAGAGGGCGTACCAACCCATCGCGGTATTGTTTGAACCGGTTGTGGTTGCAAGAGCCGCAAAAGCGCCCACCACAGTATTAGACGCTCCAGTCGTGTTAAGGGCCAATGCGTTAAAACCAATGCCCGTGTTTTCGTTTGCCGTTGTGTTGGAAGTCAGCGCACCAACGCCCATCGCTGTGTTGCGGATACCCGTTGTGTTTGCTTGAAGCGCCGCCGATTGAACACCCGGCTGTTCGCCGCCAACCGCCACATTGCCGCCGCCAGTTGTGTTGCTGTACAAGGCTTTGTGGCCAATCGCGGTGACGTTACCAGTTGTCGTGCTATACGCCGCCTGATACCCAACAGCCGTGTTGTTAGAGGCGGTGGTGTTGGCATCTAAAGCGCCACGCCCGACTGCTACGTTATATGAGCCAGTAGTGTTTTGCCCGTTTGCATAGTCACCAACTGAAACGTTGTTTGTACCCGTGGTATTTGCGTAAAGAGCAGAATTACCTAACGCTACGTTATTTGAACCAGTAGTATTTGCATAAAGGGCTTGCCGACCCACTGCGGTAATTGTTGCGCCAGTCGTATTGCTATACCCAGCCTGATAACCCACAGCAGTGTTGTTAGAGGCGGTGGTGTTGGAGTTCAGAGCGAATGAGCCAACAGCCGTGTTATATGAGCCGGTGGTGTTGTAATAAAGCGATGAAGTGCCAACCGCACTGTTTGCTGTGCCTGAAGTATTTGTGAAACCGGCACGATATCCAAAAAAGTTGTTGTAATCGGCTGTTGTTGAGTATCCAGCTTGATACCCAAAAGTTGCTAAACCCGTTCCTGTACTATTTGTATACCCCGCCTGATACCCAACAGCAGTGTTGTTAGAGGCTGTGGTGTTGAAGTTGAGGGCGCTATAACCAACCCCAGTGTTGTAGTTTCCAGATGTGTTGTTACGAATTGCCCCACTTCCTACGGCAGTGTTTCTCGCACCCGTTGTATTTGCAAACAATGTTTGATAGGCAAGCCCTACGTTTTCATTTCCAGTCGTGTTGCTGGTCAGTGATTGGTAGCCAAACGAATCATTAGCAAGACCGGTAGTGTTTGCCTGTAACGCTGCAGTGCCTACCACCGTATTTGTTAGAACAGCACCTGCGCCACGGCCTACGGTGATGCTGTAAACCGTCAGGTCAGTACCGCTGTACAGCAGGTTGGCAGAGTCAGTCAGTTCGCCACTGGTGGTTGCGTAAGGTACTCGACCAGAAGTCAGCGCAGAATCAAGGAACCCAGCGACCGTCAGCTTCGTGCCGTTGAAGGTCATGTTTGACGAACCAGCCAATACACCCGAACTGTTGTATTGAACCTGTGTGTTTGAGCCGCCAGCCGGTCCAGAACTTGAACCAGCTAAAAGCGTCACGACACCTGAACTGTTTTTGAAATAGAGCTTGCCGTCCGCGTAGTTGATCGCAAGCTCTGCGCCCGACGCACTGCTGGTTAGATTAGCCGCTGAAGGCAAAGCCCCTGGCGTAGAACTGGCGTAGATAAGGATGGGGGTGTAACCACTTTGTGCCATGTTTTTTCCTCAGAAAGCGCCGCCAGCAATGCCACCAGTGGCGGTAAGAACACCCGTCGAAGGGTTAAAGCTCAACTTGGTCGAAGTAACCTTGGCCGGAAGGTTTCCGGTGTTGGCAGTCACCCAAACGGGATACATCGTTGCATTGGTTGTCGTGTCATCGGTGATACCGATATTCACTGCATTGGTTGCGGTTCCTACGGAAAGCGAACTCTGCGCAGCCCAGGTCGGCGAACCCGTACCACCAGAAAGCAAAACCTCTGAAGCATTACCCGCTGCTGAGAACGCATACGCCGTTCCGTTGCCATAAGGCACCGCTCCTGCGGTTGGCGTGGCGGAACCATTCGTGCCCCCTTGGGCAATCGCAAGCGTCCCTGATGTCACCTGGGAGGCTGCAATAGCGATTGGGGTGTCTACCGCACTTGTAATCTGCCCCTGCGCATTGACAGCAATCGTAGGCACCGCGGAGGCCGTGCCGTAGCTTGCAGCCGATACGCCGGTGTTGCTGATAGCGATCGTGACCGCTGTTGAGCCGTTGTAACTCGTGCCGCTTAGGCCTGTGCCGATCGTTAAGGCGTTGGACGCAGTAGCTGTAACCGTAACCGACCCACCAAGACTGACCGAAGAGCCGTTAATCGTTATTGACGAGTTGGCGAGACTCGAGTTAGCAATGTTGGTCAACGAGTTATCAGGACCGTTGATGGTCTTGTTTGTCAAGACCTGAGAACCCGTCAGCGTGACAACAGTCGAGTCGATGCTAATCGTTCGGGCTGCCGAGCCGTCGTAAGTCGTACCGGAGTTGAGTTGCAGCCCTGTGCTTACCGTTAAAGCATTAGGGTTGGATGCCGTGATAGTTCCCGAGGCTCCGAGTGCTACCGTGACGCCGTTGTAAGTCACCG